GAGTTGTAGCGGCCTCAAGAGAAGTCTGCGACAAGGTTGCAGCGGTAAGAACATTTGACTGCACACCAGAATATTGAGGATGGTTCGCACTGAACAATGCTTGTCCATCACCAATAGGATATGCGGAGTCAAACCCCCGATTTAAGAAATCGGCACAAGACAGCTCTTGCGTCTCCAGCAAAGACCGCGTGATGTGGTCGGAATAAATCTTCAACATCTCGATATAACGGTTATCTTCTTCAAGCTCGCGTGTCAGACCAGCTTGTAGAGCATACGTCTTGTAGAGATATTCAAAGGTTAGTTCTTCACCGCCATCATCGCTGGCAATAACTGCGCCAGGGGTTTTTTCCCGCGCAACATCAAAGCCATAGACCATAACATCGCGGTGGACGTTTGATCTTTGCCCAGTGACAGAACGAAAAACTTTTTTCCATTCCGGCTCATTCTTTTCATAAAGGCCGTTAAATACGTCAGTGATAAGCCCTTTCGTTAAGGCATTAAACTGACTGTTTGTCATAACCATGTTGGTATCTCCTTATGACACAGATTGTTACGAAACGATGTTCACAGCGGCACTAATATCGTGCTCGTTGATGCTGACATAGGCCGTCACATAAGTGTCGGTCAGGGGAATACCTGGTTCAAAACCACGGATAATAAACTGGCCACGTGTCGCTTGGACAGCGGTCAAATAAGTCCGTGAAATACCAGTTTGTGCAACACCGGCGGGGGACTCATTAGGACGCCAATCGCACTGGTCGCCAACGTACGTTTGCACACTCGTGCCTGGCGAAGGGTTCAGGAACTGCACCCGAAACATTGTTGATCGCGGCACAATAACCCGCGCTTCAACCTCAGTGGCAACCGTGCTGGCTGGCCAGTAAGGCAGCTCTTGAATTTTACCAAGTGCGTCCCGATAGCGAACACCTTGAAAGATACCAATGAGGGGTTCACCGTCTGTTGTGCCAGATCGCGTACCATCACTGGTTGCAAGCTGGATTGTGCCGCTGGTGTCGATCTTGACCGGATCGCCAGTGTAAACATTTTGAGCATAACCAGACGCAATCACATAAGGTGACAAACGTAATTCGCCCGTCTCGTTATTGATTGGCTGGAAGCCAAAAGCATATGATGTTGAAGGCATTTCGCCATCTCCTGACTGTTTTGGTTACATAAATCTGGCTGGTTTTTGTCTGCCAACCAGAGTGTCGAATCCATTTACACCGTTTTCGAGTGCCTCTGCTCTTGCTCTTGCCAGAACTTCCGCGCGCAATCCTGCGACTTGCTTGTCCGGCTCCTTGCGATACAAGAAGTGCATAATCTCGTTCCAACGCTCAGTTCTGATTTTCATCAAAACCATTTCGTTTACGGTGATTTCATCCCGACTTTCAGAGTCGGAATACTGATAATGTGGAAATTCGCTAGGATGGACAATTTCATATCCAACCTGTTTTCGCTGGGCAATGTCGCCTTGCACAGATTTTGACGCCCACAAAAGCTCAAAACCCGGAAGTTTGCCCGGAACTGCAAGCGGATTGCTAACGCTCCGCTCAAGGAACTGATCTAGATTAAAATCGTCATCGTAAGGATCAATGTGCTGCGCTGGTGCTGGTGCTTGCGCCTCAACCGGAACCTTTGCCGACTTTTTGAACGAATTTTCATCGGTAGTCATGTTCTATTCTCCATTCTATCACAGGTGATTGTTTTGTTAAAGGTCTTTTCCGTATCTTTTAAGATACTCAGCGGCTTTTTTCTTGCCAATTTCCCCGCCCCCAAATGCGTCAACCCAATCTTGACCAATTAAAGTTGACCTTGTGGTGTTTTGCCTGCCATTTCCAATTACAGGCCCACCTTTTGCGCGTGTTACAGGTGGTGGAATATCTCTTTTCATCGCCCGATTGATCCTTTGTTGCAAAACCTGCCAATATTCCGGCGTTTCAGGGCTGTAACCTTCCGAAGCCACCAAATTGTCAATCGCCTTGGCAATTGCTGTTTCATCGTTTCTGGGGTTGCCGTTCGCATCCGTTTCAAACCAGGGGTTGTCCCGCTGAAACTTTTCAACATAAGACGCAACAACCGGCGAAACTTGCGGCTGTTTATGAACAGGCTTAGGTTTCGACTGCTCAATATGTACCTGTTTTTGGTGAATATGCTTCGCCCGCTCAATGACAAGGTTTTGCATAAAATGATCGGCCTTTGTTGCGTTTTCTCTATCGCCGTTGTTCACAGCATCAATATACGCAGCTTGGGCCTGTTGATAATAATGGTCAATTTGTGCCAGCGTGCTATCAACTGCCTGTGCTTGAAGCAAAGAAAGCTGCTGCCTGATCTCGGCCTGTTCCTGCCGAAGACGCAATGCCTCTGCCTTCGCAGCCTCCAGCTCTCGCTTGGTATGCTCCTCCGCCCTGCGCTTGCGCTCCCGGCGTTCTTTGCTGGTTAGCTTGGGCCATTTCCGCTTTTCTTCGGCTTCCGCCTTTTCTTCTTCTGTCTGTTCTTCTGGCTCATTATGTTCTGGGTCTTCACCATCCGGGTCTTCAGTGCCTTCATCGTCACTTTCTTGCTCTCCGGCGGCTTCGGTTTCAGAATCTTGACCAACCTCAGATTCATCGTCATCAATTTCAACCTCAACCATGTCGATCAAGGCTTCAAGTTCGTCTGTTTCTTTTTCACTCATGCTGGTATCTCCTTACATCGACACTGGCACGCCGTGCATCTGGGCATTGACAGGATCAACAACCCCGCGCCCAATCACCTCAACGTCATCAATAATGCCGAGCATAACCTTGCCGCCGTTCGGCAGCTTATCCCCCGGTAATGGCTTGTAATTAAGTGGCTCAACCATGTAATTGATACCAGCCCATCGGCGGATAACAACGTAATCTCCTGGCTTTGGCCGTTCATCGTTCAGGTTTTCGTTCCATTCGCGTCCTTTGCCAGGGCCTTTGAACGCATTTGGGCCAACAGCCAACAGCTTGGCAATTACTGTGGTTTGCTGAACCCCCTCCTGGGTGCCGGGGACAAAGAAAATACCACCACTGCTTTGCTGTCTCGGTTGCCGCAGTTGCACCAAAACCTTGTTTGTGACGGGTTGAAACTCAACAGCAACCTCCGGAAAAGCCTCTTCAATCGTGTATTCATAAGCCATTTTTAATCATCCTTTGTTTGACAACGATCATTCGTCATCATCGTTTTGAAGGCGTTCTATTACTGCATCCAAGGCGGTTATTGCATCGCTGATCCCGCGATACTGCCCCCGAAGATACGAAAAACCATCGTCACCTTCACCCGCTGGTTTTTTCATCGCGTTATGAGCATGTTCGTTCTGATATGCCTCAAGAACTTTTCTCAATTCACGCAATCCCTCAAACATTTCAAACCCCTGTCGGCAATCCGTTGGCGTTGCTGACATTTGCGCCAGTGGCAAGCTCTGCTACTGCAAGGTCGCTTGTTAATTGCAGCTTTGCGTTTTCGCGCTCACTTTCAGCTTGTTGGCGGATCATCTCAATCTGCGTTTCAAAGTCCTGACGCATTTTCTCAAGCTGCTGGTCGAATTGCTGTTGCATCTGCATCGACTGCTGGTCTGCACTAGCCTTGAACTGCTCAAGCTGCATCCGCTGTTCACCACGCACCCGCTCAACATCAATAGCAGGATTCTGCATGGACGGGGATTGCGGTTTGTATTTCTGTGCTTCTTCAACGATGCCCTGTATAATCGGCATAAACGGCATCAACCCCTGCTCAATCTTCTGTTGTGCCAACAGTATTATTTCAGCTTGTTTATCGGCGTCATCACTTACTGTCTCATCAAAGTCCATCGCCAGCGTGACCGCCTCGTGTGTCTCAGTAAGATAGTATTGCTGGATATGCTCAAGCAAGTGCATCGCCAGCGGATACAAAGCCTTTTGCTTGTTGACCTCATCCATCATAAGCGGCGATTGAATATAGGCAATATGTACCTTGAGATGTGCCATATGATCTTGTTTCGGCAGAGCTGCCACGCGCTGGCCCATTGAAATAGATACATTCTCGGACACAGGATCAAGGTTTTCGCTTCCCGGCTCTGGAACCAAAACCGTTTCAGGAGCTATTTTCATTTGCTCAAGGAACAGAGTCTCAACCTTGCGTGGGTCATATAGGCCCGGCACCTGCATTGCTCTTTGGATGATAGCCTGTGTCTGTGCAAACCGTTGTGCCTCGCTGAATATGCGCGGGTCTGAAACCGGGATAATGTCAAAAACGCCATCAAAATCTTTAGTTTCGATTTTGAACCCTGTGTCCCATCGGGCTAGGCACTCATCATCTAACCATAGCTGATTAACGCGATGCAGAATTTGCAGAATACGCGCCATTGCATTGTGCATACGATGGTGCATTTCAGAAAATACAACCATGCCTTGCTCAATAAGGGCAAGCGTTGTGCCAACCGGTGCATTTGGGTTGTTGTCAGCCAGCTTGTCCATGCCGATATTGATCGTCTCTTGCGCGGCCTTAACCACATAATCAAGCAACTGCGCAAGAATTGGCGATGGCGGCGCAAAAGGGTTTGGCATGATAAACTTGCGAATATCATCCGTGGTTGAGCCAGCATCAATCTGTGTCAACTGCCCCGGACGTAGCATAACCTCTTGGCCATTTGGGCCACCCTTGAGGTAAAATCCGGTTGGCATATTCTGGATTGCCGCACTATCAAGCAACGCACGCAATGACCCTGTGGCGGTTTTTGCCAGATCGCCAATAAGCTGTACCAAGCCAATGGGATAAGCCCCGCGCCACGGTATGCAAGGCAGCTCAACAATCCATTCAAGCTGGCGCTTAAGCTCATCATCCGGCATCCAGTTTCTGTAAAGCGCCAAAACTGTTCGGCTGTTTGGCTCAACAGTTATCAAATATGGACAAAGCTCGCCTTCAACCTCAAGATTGACAGATATTTCATAGATTTCTTTAAGACCATCCTCAGACACATTCAGCGATGCACTGTCACGGCCTTCAATCAGGTCATTGACAGCCTCGGCGGCGCTGATTTCGCCAGCATCTGTGTCCGGGAGCATCCCATCAAAATTATAACGCTCTTTGATTTCCTGGTCGGTCAACCTCAAAACGTGCGTCACGCGCTCGGCGGATTCAAAACTGGACGCAGAGAACGGAATAAACAGGTAATCAATCGGGATATTTTCCACAACCGGACGCTGAAGATAGGACGACCACGACAGCTTGAAGTAGTGCGCTCCAGCAAGCGGCACTTGTGTCATGGCTTTTTCAAGCTCTTTACGAAACTCCCGAATTTGTTCAGTGCATTGCCAATTCATGAACTCGGTTTTACGTTGCGCCTTTTTAATTTTTTCGTGGTTCTGCTCACCAAGAATTTTGGCTTTTACCGGTCCATTCGCCGGAAAGATTTCGCGCATAACCCGGCTTGAAAAATCAACGCACGCTTGAGCAATCATAGGGTGTGTTACTGTGCTGCCGCCAACCAACCCCAGGCCGCCCGGTGCTGGCTCTTCAAGCCCGGTCAAGCGCAACCCTTCCGCGTATTGATCGTCACGCGGCCTGCGATCATCGCGATCTTGCTGGACTTTTTGTACAATATCGTTTGCAATTTTAACGAGTTCAATCCGATCTATAGAATCGACAATGTTTTCAAAATGCGCCCGCGATTCCTCGGATGATGGCCCTTGCTCCTCATCCTCATCAAGGCTAACCTCAACAAGGTTAAGTCCGTTTTCATCGTCAATATCAATCATTATGTTATTATTTTCGGTTGCATCCATCGTTCTGTCCATCATGAGTAGGGGTTCACAAATTCGCGCACCGGCTTTTCAAACCGCATGACCGGGTTGGCCATGTCTTGCACGTCAAGGTATGATTGCGCTTTCATCCACAAAACAGCCTGTGACCAGCTATCGACATAGTCATCATGGCCAGCGCCGCCGGGCCGATAATTTGTCAGTTGTTTCAGAAAATCTTCAGACCAGCTAACCGGTTGATTTTTGTGGTTTTTACTCTCTGGTATCCAGAATTGACCAGATGCAAGATAAGGCAATGCGCTATGCACACGTGCCGTCTTGTCGCCGTGCTGCTTGTTACGCTCTATGGTTGTCGCGGGTACACCACGGCGCACCAGATCAGGGATCAGGCCATGACCAGATGATTTATTTTCAACCAGCAACCAATCCGCCCGGCGTGGCAGGTAATCGCCGCGCCCGTTCGTTTGCGTATCGTATTCCTCATTCCATTCTTTAATTGCACGCAAAAGTAAGTCTGGATAGGTCAACCGCTCTGCCCAGCAATCAATCAGCATCGCGTTCATTCGCCCATCAAAAAGAAAAACACCCCAAACGGTAAAGGCGGTGCTATCTGCGGTTTCTTTATCAGAAAACGCAGTGTCATATGACTGGATAATTTGATGAAACTTGGGGGTTTTATTATCAGACGGCCACAACTTCCACCAGTCGCGCTTTATAAGGCCACCACCTAAAGGTGTCGGGCGTTGCTGGTATTGCGCCGAATATCCATACGGGCCAAGGTTGTTTTTATAATCGTCAATGGCCTCTTGATCGAAACGCTCCGGAAACAGCAATTCGCCAGCCGTTTTGCGCGGGTCGGAAAAGATCACTGTCTTGCAGGCGCGGGCTGGATCAAATTCCATCGGCAAGCATAAGTGTTGCCACTTATGCGGTTCAAGCTCAAGCAGCACGCCGGTTGTATCACGCTCATGCAACCTTTGCTGGATATAAACAAAAGCATCTTTTGCCTTGTCGTTAACACGCGACGGGATAACCTCTCGACACACGCGCTCTGCCTCAGCAAGAGCGGACTCGCTGTTTGCCGCGATTACCGGCATGGGATCGTCAATAATCACGCGATTACCGCGCTTGCCCGTCATGGTTGAATAGACGGCGGCCTGTCGAAAGCCTGTATCCGTGTTGGCAAAATGCAATTTCTGATTTTGGTCATCTTTTATTTTAATCGGCCATCTGTCTTGGTACCAGGTGGACAATATTAAATCGCGGCATCGCTGGCTATCTCTGATTGACAAATCTTGCGAGTGCGACGCGCTGATAATGCGCATATCTGGCTTGCCGGCTGGCCCCCACTCCCACGCAGGCCAGAAAACGGATACAAGCAGAGATTTGCACAGTCCGGGCGGAACGTTGATTACAAGATGCTGTATATCGCCATTTGTGATTGCTTGCAGATGGTCACATATTGCCTGCATCGACCATCCCCAGATCAGGGGTTGAGCTGGCTCTAGCACGTGCCACGCCTGTTTGACAAATTCTGCAAAGCTGCGTCGACACAGCTCTTTATCAACGTTAAATAGGTCAAGCTCAGTCAGTCGCATCGTTGTCAGCCTGCTTGATCTTAGCCTCACGGATGGCTTTTAACGCATCCATAGGTAATAGCGACACATCAATAGTCGCTTTCGGGGTCATGCTGCCATCACTGGACTGATTGTCAACAATAGTCTTGTCATTGTATCCGTATGCCACAGACAAGATACGCAGCGCTGTTTGCTCTTTGACCAGGCCGCCCAGCGATGATTGCACAAGATGGCTCTCACAGTACAACTTAAGCCTGTCAAATTGACCATCCCAACCGGGATGATTTTTCTTTTGCCAGTTATTTAAGGTTGTTTTTGTGATGCCAACCCAGAGGCAAAAAGCCTCTAAAGTCGGACAAAACAGCCCGTCAATCTCACGCCACGCGCCGTTGCACCAATCGTCAACGGCTTTAGGATGCACGTCAGGATTGTATTTTGTGGTATTGCCTGTGTTGCCATGCTGTGGCTGGCCATCGCGCTTATCCATGTCCGCCCCTGATAATGGTCAGAATATGGGACTATTATATACGCGCAGGCGGGATGCGTGTCAATTATTTATACCACGCTCGATGGTTGGCACGGTTCTTGCATGGGTGGTTTTAGTATCATTTTTGGACTATTACGAGAAGCATAAAGCGTAAGATCAACAAATTGATACAACCCATTAAAAACACTAGCTTATTTAAGCCACCTGCACAGATTTTTCCGATGTTGCTTGCCGATCAACAAAAACGCTTAAAGAATTGTTTTTGTTGGCATTTTTGCGCTTTTGCGATGGTTTTTTTCCGATATTACCAAGGGCGCAAATAGTCGCAAAGCGGGACTAATTATCAGGACAAAAAAAACCGCCTCGAAAGGCGGCTTGATTGGGAGCGTTTGGATCAGGCCATCAGATCGGCCAGCAACGCGTCATCCTCTTTTGTCCATTTTGTGGTTGTTTTCCTTGCCTTTTGGACAACATACCCCGCGCGGCGCATTTCCGCGATAAAACCCTTATCGTGTATTGATAAAATAGTATCACAGTCCGCCTTTAAGAACTGTTTGAACAGCTCGAGACCCGCATCTGATACGGGCATAAAATGCGTCCAGATACCGTCCTGCCTGTATGTCATATCAGTCATTTTATCGTCTCTGTTTTGTGTCATCTCTATAACCAGACGATATATCAGCGCTGTTGGCCGGTCAAGCATTTTGTGCAAGTTTTTTTAGTTTTTTTTATTGTAGTGTCCTTATACCATAACAAATCCATGCTGGTGATTTTTTTCAAGTTTTGTGATATTTACGCGCGCGAATTGGCATGATTTTTGCATGTGTTTTGATTGGCACGGAAATTGCTATGCGCACGCGGGATCAATATATATCCTTGCTGATTAAATCTTTTTGCGCAAAAACTAAAAAAAACTAAAAAAAGTTATTGACACCTTGGGCAGGCCTTGCTATGTTGAGGTTATGGAGACAACGGCGCACGGCGCAACGATGGAGACTGAGAGATGAACAGCCTGCCTAAACTGATTGGATCGGATAAACAAATCGCCTGGGCAGAGGAAATCCGGGCCGAGAAAATCCCGGAAATCGAGCGTCTAAGCCACGACCTCTTTATGCAGATGCCAGCTGGCCAAGGGGTGATTTGTGATAAGGTACTCGCAGAATTGGATAAAATTAAAAACGAGGCGCGTGCGTCAGTATGGATTGCGCAAAGAGAGGAAAAAATGACAATCCACTTTGTGCAAGCCCTGATAAAGCAGGCGACAATCCACTTTGCGCAAGCCCTGATACAGCAGGCCAGAGAATCCGAGCAGTGACCTCAGCGCCACGGCGCAATAATGGAGACAAAACGATGGCACAAATACAAGTTTACACGGGTTTTGGCTATGCAGGCCATGATGACATAGCCCGCGCCAAGGAGGCAGCGAAGCGGGTACTGGGCGGCCTGGCCATAGAGTCGTACACAGCCTATCAGGATCAGAGTGCGGCTGATATTGACATAGATGATATGACTGGCCTGGCGGCTTTATTTGTCGAGGCGACTAGAGCAGCGGATTTGGCCTTGACGGATGGCTGGCACGATCGGAACGCGGATTGGTGCCGACTGGAGGTTTACCAGGATTTTTGATAACAGCGCCACGGCGCGGAGATGGAGACAAGATAATGCAAAAAAGATCGACAAAAAAAATCTGGAAAATGCGCTCTCACAATGCGCGCTGCCACAAATATCCATATAATCATCAAGACAAGCATATTTGTCCTGCGGCGACATTATCGGCAGAAGAGTACGCAATCTATTGCAGATTGGCCGATGCAAGACCTTTCTATGAGTGCGTTCAGGGAGGAGATGTGATCAATGTCCGGTTTAGTGACAAAAAAGCCAAAATGATGTGGCAAAGGCTTTGGGTCTGATGCGGCATTGGCGAAAAGTTTTATGGAGATATGGAGATTAAAATGGTGTCTGTAGTTAAAATTGCTCTGTATGGTGTCACTGATTTTCCGAAAATTGGCGCAGTGATTTGTGAGGTTTTGCGCGATGAGAATTATGTGCGAGCAGAGCCCGGTATGGTTTTTTTGGGGATTGGGGAGTACCAGTTGCCTGATGGTTATGGCCCTGCAGTTTCGGGTGCGGGCCTGACGGAAATTTTTGGCCCTAACGACACTGCAATTACTTTTTTTTACAACTGCAAAAATCGGCGCGTGGGGTTTTATGCACCAGGCTGCCCGCCAGAGTCGATGCGGTACCTTGATTTTATTAAGACGATTCAGCCTGGAGAAAGGGTACTCGGCAGGCCGGGGTTGAGTAAACACAGACTAGATTGAGGTTATGGAGACAACAGCGCATCGGCGCGGAGATGGAGACAAGACAATGACCAAAAAAAGCACAGCAGCTCAAGCAGCGGCAATGATTCGCAAGGAGTTGAAGGCACTTTTACCTGGCACAAAATTTTCTGTGACCAGTGACACTTACTCGATGGGAAATAGTGTAAATGTCACCTGCGAGGACTTGCCGCCATTTATCGCGGAAAAGGTTCGCGCTGTTATTGGAAAGTATAAAATGGGGCGGTTTAACGGTACGATTGATTGTTATGAATACACCAACCGGAATGAAGACTTGCCCCAAGTTAAATTTACCGAGTTAAACAACCGGCCAAGTGCCGATATGACCGCAGCAATTTTACTGCACATTAAAAAAAATTACCAAGGTTTTGACGGCTTGTCGCTGGATAACTTGGGTAATTTCTACAGCAACGATTTCGATTGTTACGCATCTGAGATTGTTCACAAAATGTTCACCGGCAAAATGCCGACATTTTGGGAAAACATCCTTGAGCGTATCAAGGCCGCTTAATCAACTCAAACACGGAGACAAGACAATGACCCATTTTAAGATAAGCGCTGGGGAGACGGCGTTGCTTGAGCGCCTTGATCGTGAGGCGCGGAAGAAAAAAAACCGGGAATTACTTTGCGATTTTCTGGCGGTTTTATTGATGCTTCCCGGCGTGGCGGGTTTATGCCTGTTGCTTTGGGTGGTTCAGATTTTAATTCATGGAGGTTGAAAAATGGATAAAAAACATTTGTCTGCTAATCAAATGGAGATAACCGGCTGGCTAATCGACCCCGATAAACCGTTCTGCGGACGTTCAGAATCATTCTTGATAAAAGATTCGGACGGGATAGAAACAGTCGCGTACACAAATCGGCTAACTTTGGAAGAATATGAAAAAGAAAAAGGAAAATCCTTCAAGATCATTAACGATGATGAATTTAACGACCTGATAGAAAGTTATGAAAACAGTTTGCGAACGTCGCCAGAAGAAATCGCCGAAGATCAATTCTACGAAGCCTTTGAATGTCTGCCGCCGTGCAGATACCATGTTGCGGGTGACTGGAATGTATTTTACATGAGTGAGACAAGGAGTGGCAATCTTGTTGGGTGGTATGCCCAAGGACGAGACGGGCGTTTCTGGTATTTCGTTGATTACGCGACAGCAGACACGCATGGCATAATCTTAAAACTTCAAGAAGCTACTTTTGCGGCTCCCCGGCGTGGCGGGTTTGTGCCTGCTTCTTTGGGTGGTTAAAATTTTAATTCATGGAGGTTGAGGGATGCACAAAAAACATTTGTCTGCTGCCACTAAGATGCAACTGATCGAAGAGGCACGAAAGCTTTGTGCATCTTATGGCACAAGCATAGGTGTCCTGGCAACATGGGATGCAAAATTAAAGACTGGTCGGTCTTTTGTTCGCGCGAATCCCGCGCGTGACAGGTACTTGCGCTATATGTCGGATAATCCGCACCATACGGCGCTTCAAGCGGCGCGGGCGCTGGGTGTGAGCAGACAGCGGATTTATCAGCTTCGCAAGGAGACTTGTAAAAATGGATAAAAAAGTTTTTGGTCAAAATGCCACATGGGCCGAATTTGAGCAGGCGGCAGGCTTGGCTGGATTTACCACGTCGGGGGGCTTGTGTGCCTTTCTCAAAATTTCCAGGGGGACGTTGTCAAACTGGAAAACAGGCCGCACAAAGATCAACATCGACAGTTTTAACGAGCTTGTCGAGCTTGCAAGCAAGCGTGGGGAAAAAAAATGAGAAGAAATTTTCCAAAGGCGCTAGAAGCGTTTCGTGAGGGCTCCAGGCAAGGGGTTCTGGCAAAGAGCCGGAATCATGTCATCAGGAGGCTAGACAGGTTTCTGAACCCTTATTATGACTGTGCGTCCAGGACGCAGGCAAGCCCGTATGCGTTGATATGTTTTTTTGCGTGGGAAACCGGATTTTTGAAATCTGCGGGCTTGTCTGATCCTGTTAAATCGACAGCTGGCTTGACGAGCAGCAATAAAATTCTGGCGCTTGTCTCCTGGGAAAAGAGCGTGCCGCTTGGGTATGGGCAGAAAGTCAGACCACGGTGGTGTTCTATGCCATCCTGGAGCTAAAATTTGATTGGGGGGCACAAGCCCCCTTTTTTTTTGATCGGGATCATACTGCCGGCGTTGGCAAAATGATCGTGTTATCGCCACAGCGCAGCTTGAAACCATTTTAACGCGCCATACATTCGTTTTTGACCAAAGCGACACGCAAATCTAACACGCCACCAAAAACGCACACAGCCCCCTTTAGAATTGGTTTTAGGGTATACTCATGAGGAAGTAATCCCATAAGTAATCCGGACAAGCCTCTTTATCGCACAACCTAAAATAGCTGAAACATCTAACCCATTGATAAATAATCTCGTTACTCAATAGTCGCACTTGTTCTACACTCATTACGCAGCCTAACCCATTGATAAATAATCTCGTTACTCATTACGCAGCTATAGAGATATAATAATAATAATATAAAAACAAACCAAGAACAAACCACTGTTCTATAGTATTTATACTATAGAAATGGGTATCCATTAGGATAATCCTAATATATAAATTAGGAGTGATAGCCATTAAGCCCTTTTTAAGGGTACCCTTTAGGGTCTTTAATCTCTTTTTTCTCAATTTTGCAATTTTACTGCGTAATGAGTAACGAGATTATATTTCAATAACTTAGACTGCGTAACGAGTGCGTAACGAGTGCGTAACAAGTGTTCAATCAGTACACATAATCTCAGCACTCGCAGTGGTGATTATCTGTCAATTTTGTGTGCGAGTCAAACGTCTTTTAATAATTCCTCAGCTTTTTTCATGGCATCTTCCCACGCTGCTTTTTCCTTAATGAGAGGTGGCCCATTTTGTATGTCATACAGTTTTTGTAAGGCTTCCTTTAAGGCTCTATTTTTTAACACCAACCGCGCGATTTCTGCATCGAGCGCGTCCATTGACTCTTTTGGGGTGCAAACCATCTTTGCTGTTTGTTCAATCATGTTGGCTGCTTCCCAAATGCAAGCATTAAAATCATTCGTCAGCTTGCGTAAAGCTGATACTATTATTTCGGGTTTTGTGCTGTTCATTATGGATGCCTGTTCTTTAAGTGCCGAAAGATGCTGCAGCACGTTAATCCTACAATAGACCCAAAAGTTACCCAAAAGGGATCAAAACTCAAAAAGTGCATCATGGCCATGTTTGCGATATTTCCGAATAGCACAACAATCAAAACCCTTACGATTTCATTTTCCATGTTGGCCATCACACATCACCCCATTCATTGACAAATTCACGCCATTCACCAGCACTCATGCCGCTGTTGGCCTGCGTGACTTTCTCACCGGACAAACGGCGCATGAGGCAATCTTTACCCATAGCGGATACAGATGCCGCGTTCTTGCGGTAGTCAAGATATGCCTCATACGCAAGCGGCACCCATTTCTCAACGATCTGTTCAAGCACATCTGCGTAAACGCGGATTTCATATTGCGCGTGGCTATCGACTCGCAAGCGCAGGAAGTGCATCAAATTATGCAGGTTTACCGTCCAGTAAAATTCTGTGTATTGTGACACAGGCAATATACACCGCGCCAGTTCGCGCGATAATCCGATAGCAATAAGCCCCTCATAAAGCCCGCGAACGAAAAGGTTCCTACCCGCGATTGTTGCGCAAATCATTTCCACATCATCAACTAATTCCGTCGAGCTGCCCTGTTTGTTCGACGCAGATTGCTTTTGCATCCGGTTTATCTCTGGCACATACATCTCATCCGGCAGAATTGAATACCGACCGGACACCTCATTGAACGAACCGGTTCTATGCCGCATCCATTGCCTCGCAACAAAGATCGGCAATTTGACATGAAACTTGATTTCGCACATTTCAAACGGCGTTGAGTGCCAGTGCCGCATCAGATAGCGGATTAGACCAGCATCGTTTGAGACTTGTTTGGTACCGTTGCCATAGGATACCCGCGCGGCCTGAACAATCGCGGCATCATCGCCCATATAATCAATCACACGGACAAAACCATGATCCAGAACCGGCAACGCATGGCCAAGAATTTTATCAAGCGCTGGAACAGCGACCCGTTGAACGGCGCAGCTTGTGTCGATTTCTCTATTCATATGTTTCCTGCCTGGTTTAGGCGGGCTGTGCAGAGGAGACAACAAGGAGGTATATTTTGCACAGCCCGCTATTATCTAATCATTCCTGCGTTGCGCTGTCAATATTATTTACAGGATCGCCGATCATTTCTTGGCACTGATCCCGCAAATCGCAAACTGCTTTATATTCCTGTTCATAGCCAGCAGCCACAACACCATCCCAATTCGCCTGCATGGCATCGGCTAAGTGCTTGGCCATAAAGTAGGCCATGCGTGCGTCAATGCTAATGTTTTTAACAGGTTTTATTGTTGTGTTACGTTTTTTAAGGTTTTTTAACATATCGTGAATCACCATCTGTTGCCGCCTATATGTCCACTCACCCAAAGATCGCCTAGGCTGTATTTTTCCAGCCAAGGCGCTAGTTCTTTTGGGTCAAGCTGTGTGATCTGCGTATATCCATGTAAGTCTTTTTCTGTGATGTAAAAGAACTCTGGCTTATTTGTCAGGGCATCCAAAACAATTTTAGAGTGCGTTGTTGCTACAATATGCGTCCACTCAGACGCTTCTTCGATTATGTCAACCAATATGCTGTGTAAATCTGGATGGAAGCTTGCGCACAAATCGTCAATAAGCACAAAATCTGGTCGCACGGGATCAAACAGCGTGGTTAAATAAATAACCATCTTTGTTAGGGTTTCAGGGTGCCTTGAAAGGGGTATCTTGACGCTATTTTCGGTAATAAAAATCTGATTAGGTGCATCTACTGATACCTCTGAAATGCCTGAGGAATAACAATCCAGATAATAATATAAACGCTCACGCACGGCATCATCTGCCAAGACGCGCTGCAATGAGTCGGCAAGCGTAAGAGGGCATGTCGCCATTGTATTTTGGCGATGCAAAACACAGTATTTACGCGGTGTATTACTTCCTCTGTCGCCTCGGCACCACTCTAGGAAATTAGTTTTTCCACTGCCGTTTGGCCCTATGAGAATGTTCAATCTCCCAAGGGACACGGGTTTTGTATCCGGCCCGAAAGACCGAAAATTTATCGGTGTTACAGTCTCAAGCATTACGGCCTCCCGCCAAGTATGTTTTTAAGCCAAAGATCGCCTAAGCTGTAGTCGCTATCAAGCCAGCCTGCGTAATCTTCGTTTTTCAAAACCCGGAAATTAGGCTCTTCGTCAAATGAGTCAAGAACGACAATGTTCTTTGGTTCAAACTCATTTAACAGCAAGGGAGAATGTGTTGTCACAATCACCCTGTGCTTTTTTGCCGCTACACGAAGCATTGCAGCGACAATGTGCAGTGCCGATGGGTGCAGCCCTTGCTCAACATCGTCAATTAGGATCACGCGCCGTTCATCGTCATCGCGGTTTAACACATCCAAAATGGCTATAGCCAAGGCGGCCATAAAATTAAGAATACCCGCAGAGATCAAATCTACGAGAAGTGCATGGCTTAAGGACGTATAAGCCGCACTTTGTTTTTGATAATAGACGATGCCGTGAGTGGGGTGTGGTTCAAACTTGCCAAAATTTGTCGCTATAAGTTTTACAGTGGCGTTTAATTGTTCTAAACGGCCTGTATCATTTGAGCCTTTGACGAATCCACAAAGCACCCAAAACAACCCTCCTTTAGAACCGCTTATCGGCACGTCTTTATCGTTGTTGCTTTTCATGTACTGGTTGTCAAGCACTCGGCCAATCTCATCCAGAACCCGCGTCTTGCCAACACCATTTGCACCAACAATAATGCTGAGGCCAGGCTCTCCACCAACAAAATCAATTATATCTTTTTTCATTTCAACCCCCCTGACAACATATCTATATCCCAGTGCCCAACTAGAAATTTTGTTTTTGGTTTTCGGCAGCGCGTACAAACATACATTGCGTAACAGCGATACTCATTTTTTAGATTGCAAACTTTTGCTATCCTGTATTTATGAAAACCCAAAATACACAACACATTACACCCCCGTTGATCCAAAACCGCCAGCGCCCCTTGATGTTTCGTCAAGGTCTGGCACCTCAATAAACAAGGCTGGCTCTACCTTGTGAATGGAAAGCTGCGCAATCCGGTCACCATGTTTTACGTCAAAAACCTTATGCCCGTGGTTAATCAGGATCACGCCGATCTCGCCTCGATAATCAGGGTCAATAAGCCCTGGTGTGTTAAGAACGGTGACACCATTCTTTAACGCCAGCCCTGAACGCGGGCGGACATAGGCGCAATATCCGGAGGGTAACGCAATGGCAATGTTTGTTTTCACCAATGCGCGTTCGCCGGGCATGATGGTGATGGACTGATCTGCGTACAAGTCAAACGCCGCCGCGTCTTCCGTCCCCTTGGTGGGAATGGTTGCTGTGTCGGTGAGACGTTTTAGGTTTATGTGGATGCAAGGTGTCATTATTTTTTTCCCTCATGGCCTGTTGGGGAGGCTGGTGACAATTCAATAATCTGGAAGATTATATCCTTGTACTTCTCCCACCACGTCCGAAGGGCTTCAGAACCTATATCTTCGATGGTGTCATCATTGAATCCTCTCCATTCTTCGATGGAATGGTTCTCGCAACCTATTTGCAGCCTATCAGCTGTATAGGTTATGTGGTATTCATCCAGTTGCAGGCTCTTCACCTCCCGCATGTTGCCGATAGTGGCGTATAGATCGGCACCGGTAAGATCGGCTCCTTCCAGCTTGGCCCCGTACAGATTGGCCCAAGGTAGTTTGGCGTATTTCAGATTGGCACCTTTTAGATTAGTCCCGTACAGATTGGCACAATCCAGTCTTGCGCCTTCCATATTTGCTCCGGCCAGATTGACACCAAACAGATTGGCGTATTGCAGTTTGGCACCTTTCAGATTGGCATTTTCTAAGTTGGAAGCAGACAGCTTTACCAGCTCCATATTAGCATAGGACAGATTGGCTCCGGCCAGAGAGGATGCCTCCAAGATGGAATTGTATAGGTTGGCCCAAGACAAATTGGCCTGATACAAATAAGCCTCTGCCAAGTTGGCCTTATATAGCTTAGCCTTAGACAGATTGAACTGACCCATGTGGGCTTTTTCAAGATCGGCCCGCGACAGGTCGGCTCCCGACAGCATGTCTCCGTATAGATCGGCGTCATACAATCTGACGCCTTTCAGGTTAGCCCGTTCACCCTCTTTGCCGCTGGTCTCAAGCCAAAGCACGTGCTTGGCCAATACGTTTTTCAATTCTTCAGGTTTCATTGTCTCTTTCCCTCGTGTCCTGTTGGAGTGGCGGGGTACCTAGCAATCACATCAAAGATAAAATCCTTGTTGGCTTCCCACCACGGCAGAAGGATTACAGGCCCCATAGCCTCAATGGTGTCATCGCCAAACCCTTTCCATTCTTCAATGGAATGGTTTTGACATCCTATCTGTAACCTGTCAGCCGTATAGGTCACGTGGTGTGTGTCCAGCTGAAGGCTTTTTACCTCCCGCATGTTTCCAATAGTATTTTCTAGCTTGGCACCAGACAGATTGGCATTGGATAGATCGGCTTTGGACAGATTAGCATATCTCAGCTGGGCACCGGACAGATCGGCCTCGGACAGATCGGCCTCGGCCAGATTAGCCCTGTGAAAACTGGCTTTTGACAAATTGGCTTCGGCCAGATTAGCCCTGTGTAGATCGGCCTTATACAGATAGGCTTTTCCGCCCTCTTTGCCGCTGGTCTCAAGCCAAAGCACGTGCTTGGCCAATACGTTTTTCAATTCTTCAGGTTTCATTGTTGTGTTCCTTCATGTCCCTTATCCGTGGTATATTGCTGGTGTTTCACAATTCTCAAAAGCCCATCTAATCCAGTAATCGAGCCAGATTAACCGAGCTAACACGGCGTCAAATTGCGCTGTATCTTCCGTAGTGCCTTCAGGATTAAACCCTGGCGGCTTTATTTTTTCATACGAAAAAAGCGCACTTTCAACCCTATCCACCATATCTTTTGTTATGTGGCGTATGGATCGGCAGACCTTCAAATGTCATAACCCATTTTAATTCATCCCTACTGCTGTTTTGTATAGTTCAACTAGTTCTTCCATCTCGGCGCGTTCCTGCCTGTCCATCTTGCGCAGCTTGATGATCTGCCGCATAGCCTTGGTGTCGTAACCTTCGCCTTTTACTTCGGCGTAAACGTCCTTAATATCACCGGCGATGCCAGCCTTTTCTTCCTCAAGCCGTTCGATCCGCTCGATAAAACTGGTCAAGCGTTGGTTGGTTATTTCGGTCATTTTTTAATCTCCTTCAAGAAAATTTGGCACCGGCATATCATGTGCGTAAAAGGTGGGCTTTTCTTTTGTAGCACGGCTGCCACCTTCCCCTAATTCCACGGGGTAGTACCACCAGTAGTTCTTTGGGCACCACTCGCCGTCTGATCGTTCAACCTTGTGACATAAAATCCACCGCTTTCTATGGGGAAAGTAAAACCAGTGCGGCTTGTCGCTCTTTGGTAATCTACGTCCTACAGGATAACAGACAAATTCAGTTCTTATTGTGATTGCTTCGGTCATCATCTTAACCCCACTGGTTTGCCATTGCTAGAGCAATGCCTCCATACGTCCTTGAGCGTTCCTTGCCCCGNNTTTTCCGATGGGGGCATTTTGTGTATGCGGTTGTCGCGCCCAGTAACGATGTCCAACACATTTCCTTGAATGTGCTTGCCGGGTTTTTCAGACGGCAACAGATCGCATGACCATGCGTCATGGCCCTTAGCGGCGAAAGCCTCACGCACCACACCTGAAAATTCACACGCAACAAGAACTTTCATTGTTTATTTTCCTTCTTAATCTCTTCGTACAAACGAAGCTCAATCGGCGATCCATGCGTATGATACTTCCCGGCTTCTAAGAAATTCTCCAACCGGTGGTTGATTAACTGGCTAAACTGGTTGCTCTTATCGGGTAGCTTCTCCGAAGCTGCAAATGACACAAACAAATTGCTTAGCGAGGTATATTTTTCCTGGAGCGCATCAATCGCTTTTGCATTCTCAGCATTAACGATGTTAAAAATATCACTTGCGCTCTCTGGGTAAGCATATAGGCATTCCTCTACAAGGCACTGAATCTCTTTTAATCTTTCATGCTTTTTCATTTTGCTTTTCCTTATTCCTAATAAACCCCATTACGTCGCCGCACATTACACGCCCTGCGTATTGGAATTTATTACGACTTGGCCAGTAGTCTAACCGTTTGCCATTTACGGTGCGTGACCAATGGTAATCGGTATGTTTTGTCCAGCCTCTAGGGTCGGCCTTTTGTAAATTTTGTTTCCGTTTACCCCGAAGATGTTCTTTCCATGACCGCCACATCTCACCAACGTCTTCATAATCAGTATCTTGAATGGTCATTTTTTCACCTCATCACATATGTGGTTTCCAAGTGCGTTCACCCGTGGTGTGATACCAAAGCCACCGCCGTATAAATACTGGCATCCTGTGTCGTCATCGGTGACAACAACGACAGACACTGTGTTGCGCTGCCTATAGTATCTTTCGATATTCAGCGCGAACGATACCGTGCCAATAATTAAAAATATCACAAATAAAAACTGCAAAATTGCGTTGGTCATTTTTATCACCATTTATTTTCTGTCGTGTTTTCAGTTGTCAATTACCATAACGGCCAATGCTAGAATTGCGCAAATTGCCGACAAAAAAATAACGATGGCAAAAGGCGCAGCTACACAGATTGTGGGAAGAAACACTACAAGCCACGACCATGTGACAGTGCCAGTTAGCTTTAATCCTATAAGCAAGGAATGCAAGAGACACAGAAACATTTTTCACTCCAGTGTTTGCATATGTTTGGCCTGCGCTCTTTATGGCTGTCTAATGAAAATGACGGCGACCAACCACGGCTTCTTCAGCCACGAGAAACGCTTCTGATTGACGATAGCCCGGCCTCAGGCTAACGATAAGGAGATTGCATCCCTGTTGGATATAGAACCATAGTCGAAACACACTGTCAATAATATTTACAGTTTTTCTTTTTTAATGTATGATTATCAGACATAAAGAAAGGATAAAAAATGTTCACATCACTAACAATTCTACGGTTTGCGCCGTATATTGCCACAGCGGCGATTGTGGGCATTCTGCTTTGGCAAAATGCCGCATTGCGCAAAGAGCGCAACGACCATAAGGACACCATCGCTCACATTGAAATGCAGGTGTCCATGTATCGGGAAACGTTAAAGCGCATGACCGAAGCGCGGCAAAAAGCTGAACAGGCTGTCGCCGAGCGTGACAGAAAGATCACAGCATTAAAATCAAACATGAACACCATAAGGAAAAAGATCAATGAACAGAAAGACGTTACCCCTGTTGCCCTTTCTATCCGCGATGCTATTAACGGGGTGCGCGGGTACGACAAAGACGGTCAATGAGCCGGTTTTTATCAAGCCTGAAGTGCCGCAATCGCTGCTCGCGTGCGCGCCTATGCCGGCATACCCCGTGGAGACAACACAAGACGCCGCCAGCTTTATCGTTGATCTCGGTGAAGCCTACGGCAAGACATGCGAAAACCTGAAAGCAATCGAAAGGCTTGTGAAATGACGCCGAGACAAATAATTGAGGAAGTTATTAAAGCATTGCCAGAAGGTGCGCGCCCACCAGATGAAATTGAAGATACCGTTTTCGGTGGCGTGCTGGCATCGTGGGACTTGCCAGAATTAGGCCGTGCGTACACGGACACAAGGTACCTGTTCGTTACGGCCTCTGGCTCTGGTGGTGTGAAGTGTAGTTTAATGACAACGCTGGTAAACAATAAAATGTCGTTTGGTGAGTTCATGGACTTTTGGAAAAGCGACCGCGCGCAAAACTTTTTGAAAAAGTATTGCGGGCACAAAGAGGGTTAAATGGGAAAGATTGTTGCAAGAAAGGCAATTTCGCCACCATGTCCGTTCTGTAAAAATCCGCACGTGATGATACGGAAAAGCAGGCGTGGCAAGGAAACCATTGAAGGACACAATTACCAGGTGGTATGCACAAAATGCCGCGCAGAAGGCCCGCTGGTAGAAAACAGTATGCAGGAAGCAGAAAAAGCGTGGGGGAACAGGGTGTGAAAATCGAAAAAATAGGAAGTCAAACCCTTATCCTTGCTGATTGCCGCGATGTTTTGGAAGGTCTACCTGATTTTGATGCCGTTGTTACCGATCCGCCGTATGGATTAGGGAAAAAACTGGCTGGCGGTGGTTGTAAAGCGCGTAGCGACAGTTGGGGGTATTTGGTACAGAAAGCTTACCAATGGGACGCTAAACCCGTATGTTCCGACCTCCTAAATGCAGTTCTTACCAAGGGGAAGCAGAGCATTGTTTGGGGGGGGAACTATTTCGGCCTTCCTGCTTCGCGGTGTTTTCTTGTTTGGGATAAGGGGCCAACAATGGCTGGCCGTTCATTCGCTGAATGTGAAATGGCTTGGACAAACATGGATAAGAATGCACGGATTTTTCAGTATGCGCCGCCTGTTTTCAGTGGAAATGAACCACCAAAAGTACACCCCACACAAAAACCGATTCAGGTGATGAAATGGTGCTTGGGATTTTTAGACAATCCCAAAACGGTGCTTGATCCATTCATGGGCAGCGCGACAACACTGGTTGCCTGTGAATCCCTTGGCATTGCAGGCACAGGGATCGAAATAGATGAAGAATATTTTAATAAGGCGTGTATCCGTCTTGATGAGTTCACAAGACAGGGGGTAATGCTATGACCACATATGTTATCACTGTAGTTTGGGCAGCCATATTCGGCGCATTGGTAAACCGTGCGCGGGGTCATGATTGGGGGATCAGCACACAAGCAAACAGGGTGCTGTACGGACTGTCTTTCGGTCTTGTGCTTGGCGCGGCAGGGTTTCCATTCTGGTATCTATTCACTATCACCGGCTGGCTATCGTGCATATTCGGGCACGGGGCGCACCAGCGTATGCACAGGCAGGTATATGACCAAGCGTTTGACCACACGGAAAAGCTAACCCGTTGGCTCCCACACCTGTTTGGCCCGTGGCGGGATACTTGGCCGGACTATCTCAAAACGCTTTACCAGGTGATAGGCATGTCGTTTATCGGTGCAGTTCGTATGGCCGTGGCATTGTGGCCGATGGCATTGATGGATACAATGTTGTGGCTGAAGTTTTGTGGCTTTGGACTGTTTTTCGGCCCCCTCTACTGGCTTGGCTGGAAAGTGTCTCGTGACTGGCATAAGTCTTGGCGCACATGGCCAAAACCGTTCCGTGCTGGTTCGGATTTCGGCGATCTGTTTATAGGCGCTTGGACATTCGGCGCTATCGCCTTTTAATAAAATGTTTCGCTGTCTTCATGATCCATCAGGCCTTCTCCCCTTCTTTCTTCTGTTTTTCTTTCTTCCTATCTTCGGCGATTGAATACGCTACGCCATCCAATATGCCTGTCATGAGTTCATGCAGCTTAATTTTCTCTTTATATGTCATCGCATCTGCAACGGAAGCGCCCCATTTCATCGCGGCTCCCCACGAATGGGTCCCAACTAGACATGCCGCGTCATAGCCACTGGTTCCTTTACCAAAAAGAACGTACTCAAAATTTTTTTCTTTTAACATTTTATTGGCAAAAGCCCATATATGCCTGATTTTTTCAGATAGTTTTTTCATGTCGTTTATCCTTGCGTAATTGTAACTCAATCCTTATATGGGTCTTTTTCGTCTGGTTGCGCCATACAGACAATGATCGGGGTTAAACGATGTAGCACTTCAACGCTGTCTGTGTGGAATGATAAAACTTCATCCAGCTTTTTGTAGCAGGCAGGGGCTTCATCTGCTCCGCCACCAAACAACAACACGCCATGATTGGCCACATCATCGCGCATCTCATCACGATCAATCAACCCTGGAGAAACTTGAACGCGGTTTCGCCCCCAGCCTTTGAACTTTCCTGCGGCTTGTGTGCGGGACATAATTCGCCCGGCCCCGTGAACAGTCGAATACAGGTTTTCTTTTGCTTCTTGCGTGTCAAGGCCGCGAATAATCACGCTTTGATCCCGCATATTGGCCCCGATAAAGCTGCGCTGACCAGGAAATGCTGGCGTACTACCTTTGCGCACAACGTGATATTTTTTACCGTCATGTTCTTCAATCCAGGCATAGTTATGATGGTTATGCACCGTATCCAGCGTCTCATTGCTGCCTTGAATAATTTGGGCCACAGTGGAGCAAACCCACTCCCTGCCAGCGTAAGCATATTTACCAGCAAGCGTCATCGCTTCAAGATATGCTTGCCCAATACCGCTATCCATATCAACAACCGCTGGAGCTGCATTCATGTCGTCACGCGCACCAATTTGTTTAAGAAAGTGCGTGGTTGCTTTGTGCCCCAAGCCCCGACTGCCGAAATGAACCCCAATCCAAACGAATCCTTCTTCATCCTTAAACACATCAACATAATGATTTCCTGACCCAACCGTTCCAAGCTGTGACGCCGCCAAGTCTTTCAGCCCAACCAGCCCTTCATTTTGCCAATTAGCTTCGGTGTCAAGAAACTCTGCCTCAACTGGAGTTTCGTTTACGCGCCCCACGCCAAAAGATATTGATCTATTTATCTGTCGCCCAATGCTTTTCCAGTCTTTAATTTCATTTGCTATGACCGGCAGTTTTATAGCCATGTTTCCGCAAGCAATATCAAAGCCAACGCCTGATATTGAGATTCGATCCTGATAGGCTGCGACACCCCCGATTGGGTGGCCGTAGCCCATGTGCCCATCAGCGCACAACACAAACTTATCAGCGCCATGCTCAAGAACTTTGTGCGCTTGATCTATGGTATTTTGTTCATGATTGCCGATTATTTTAATCATTGCTACACCTTTTCTGCTATTTTGCCCAAAGGCCCGCATATACTTCCGGGTGCCCCTTGGCGATCATATGAAGTGATTTTTTTTTAGACAGGGTATTAAAAGTTACTTGCGCCTCGTAGAATCGTTCAAGATCAACCCCCAAGCCCTCGGTGATGTATTTTACCACCAGCGCTGTTGGCTTCTTGCTCCGGCTTTTTTCAATCCGGCAAATGGCCGCAGTGCTGCAAAGCAATTCGTTCGCCATATCAAGCTGGTTCTTTTGCAGATAATTTCTCAAGAATTTTATAAACTGGCCATTAACTCGCTGATCCATGTTTTTTGCGCCTGTATCCTTTTTTTCTGTGCTTGTCACACCAAACGGGCTTGCACCCGATAGTTGGCTTGGCCTTGCGTCCGCAGAATACAATATGCTTTCCTGTTTTTTTACCAACAGGGTAACAGCATTGATCTGGCCTTCGGTCTAGCAAGCCAACATTACGATACCGCACATCAAGCTTTTCGTCAATTTTATTTACTCTTTTTGACATTACACAAAATCCCCTAACGGATGCAAAGCCACGCCTTTGATAAATGGCTGTCGGCACAGAAGCTGTGCGTGCTTTTGTGCGTCCTCGATAGTCTTTCCTGTCGGTATATTCACACCGACAATCAAGTTTTCGTTAAACCTTGACCAGTCGTAGGCCGAATTGATTGCCAATGCGCCCTGCTGCCTGTAATCCATCAGGCACACCTTGTCCGCTTTCCGCGCAAGGTATTCACCCGCGCTTGTGCCATCAGGCATTGTGATCTTGAGCAGCTGATTAACCACATCAATAGAGCATTTCACACCGGCATGATGCGCTGTGTCGATGATTTTGCCATACCGCAAGATACAGAATGCCTTATCCTGTTCTGTCATGGTTTTCCATGCAGGAGCAGCCCACGGCTCTATATCAAGGTGGATAGGGCACCAAAAAACATTATTTGCTATAGACAAATATTTGGTAAAAACTGCCAAGCTGTGGTCTTCTTCAAGAACCCACGATGGTTTTCCCATGAGTACTTCGAGATCGCTGGTCATAAAACACCATTGATCTTTCGCGTATAAAACATCAAGATACCCCGTGCTTATGTACACAGTGCCTACACCCTTATTTCTGGCATCATGTAGCATATCCTCTCCATGATCTGCGAAACACTTTTTGTACGCCCACGCTTCAAGAACAGGGCGGTTTAAGAAGTCTGTCATGTTACAATCCTCACTTGTTCGCAGGCATTACTACTCACCGGCTCCTGTGCCACGATCTTTCCATTTCTTTCAACGCGAACAATCCGCGTCTTTGGTTCATCGAGGCTATTTCCTGTCTCATAACAGCCGCTTAAATTAAAATACCCACCATCTGTCTCTATAAACTTGTACCATGGGTACGGTTTAGCGTAATGATAAAAGACGTATGCTCTTTTCCCAATGTTTGTAAACAATACGTCACCTTTTCTAAGGCCGTCCGGCAGGAAACATTGCACACTTGGCATTTTTTTGGGACGAAATATTGATTTTATGACACTCAAAAACATGGTAACGTCTCCGTAAATTTTACTGGTGTTTTGCACCCATCAAGGAATGCGTGGATCATAGCTTTCTTTGTTTGGGTGCGCACAGATTCATCAATCAGGCGGCGAAGCTCAGCTTCTTGTTCTGGGTTCAGGCGGATCATGAAATCTGTCCTTGTTCAGGAAATTTTTTGATAATCAATAAAAAAGATTTTACCAGGGCGTGAAATTTGGATTGAAAAAGCCCCGCTGTTTGCATATTCGCTTCAATTTCCAATATTTGCTGGTTTCGCCCCGCTGTTGTGTCAAAGTGCCAGCCTGTAATCCCTGCACTTCTAACGCATCCCCATTTTTTGACGTAATCATAAAAAAGGTGTTTCGCGTTGGCGTGAAAGTTAGTAAAGAGTGCGGTTAAAGAATCTGGGTCATCACAAAATGCTAATTTATCTTGATATTCCGTGTAAACCATATTCATGGCATTAACATACTCATCGTGCATTTCCTTCCCGCTGGTAAATGGCTTTTGAGCTGAAAACTGCCAAGCATTAACGCAGTCCTCAAGCGGTATGTCGTTTGTAAAGTCGATCATTTTTCCTCCTTACAAGCTGGCTTTAATATTTCAACGCATTCTGTCTTATCAATCCCCGTTTTGATACAGGTATTGAATTTTCTTTCCTGGGTGGTCTCTGCTACAGCGGCCAAGAAAAGGACGCATAAAAACAACATAATAATTAAGGCTATTAAGCGTAATGGGTTATCGTTCATAGATTTACCCTCTCAAATTCGATCACCCAAACCAATGGGTTTGCGGCCCAGTTTTTTACGGGATCATCGCCGTGAATGGATTCCCACAGAGCCTGAAATTCTTCCTTTGTGTTTACGCCCTCAGCTCGTGCATCGTCTTCGGATATGTCTTGTATCCTCTCAACCCGAACATCTGTTATCTTTAACGTGATACGGCTGGCCCAGCGGGGCATATAAAGCGCGTTCCTCTTGCGGCTATCCCACGGGGCATGAGGCCGGTCGGCGTTGTAAATAATATCAGCGCCTTTCGGTAAATCTCTTGGCGGTATGTCATCGTAATACGGCAATGCCTGCCATGCTTCACGTACCCATAAGTAATTACCAATATCACCGTAAGGGCATTTTTCATCTACCCAACCCTCTTGCCATGCAGCGTTTAACTGCTCTGATGTGAGGTCTGCTACATCATGCGGTTGTGGCTTAACAACGCGCCTTGTTTGGGTCTTTCTCCCGTCCAATATGGCGCGTACCATAGGATCAGAAAACTGTATTGCTTTTTCGGTCATCACTTATCCCCGCTTTTTTCTGTACATTTTATAACCTTGCCATCTTGGTCATAAGAAACAGCAAGCCCAGAGTCGGACTGAACATACTCAACACCATTGCGTGAACACTTGTATGTCAAGCCTCCGGTCAAGCCTGTCCATGCGCGTTCAATGCGACCGCAACCTGCTAACACTAGGACACCCATAACCGTGATAAATAATTTAATTTTTAATTTGGTCATTTTTCTACCTTCCTGAAATTTTTCATTATTTGTGCCTGCGGTTCACGCGGTTGGATTGCCGGGTGCAACGTGCTTGGGGAAAGTGGCGGCTCGTTCTTGGGCGGCTCGATCTTGGGCTGTTCAATCGTCATATCTCTGCCCCTCTGCAACCACTACACCGTCACGCTCAATGCGGATGATGTGACACGACGTTCGTCTTCCTTCAGAGCCAACATACTTCCAGCCAGCACGCGACCAAGTTGCCCTGTTGGATTTGTTTGGATAATAGAGAGTGGCAGAATATAAAAAGTAGATATCTGTGTTGCCGTTGTTATCTATTAACACGTCACCTTTTTTGGCCAGCCCCCGCGCCAAAAAATCACAGACGAGCGGAACGGTGACATTGCCCGTTGCTTTTGGTTGCTCTGCTGCTGGTGCTGCTGGCACCAGCTCCCCAAGCAGTGACGCGTAGCCAGCAATATCAATCGCATTGTCTATGTGCTGCGGGTTGTTGTTGGCCCGGACAATCTTCATGTCAATCAGACACAGTGCCACTTGGTGCGCTGTCACGGGCACGCCGAGTGTCACGCCCCACCTTGCGGCAATGTCGGCAAACGTATCGCCTGGCGAGCCGTGGTTTTCTGCCCGCCCAGTGACGGCCTCTATGGCCGCGTTTAAGATTTTCTCAGGTGTCATTTTTTCCCCTCATGGCCTGTTGGTGTAGCGGGATACCGGGTAATCAAATCAAGGATAAAATCCTTGTTGGCTTCCCACCATAAATCGTCTTCACACCCATTTTTTCCAACAAGCAAACTTGCGATATAGCGGTTTTTTACTGCTTTTTCCCATTCTTTAATCGGAGCCCTTTGTTGCCCTATAGCCAAATAGTCTGCTGTGTAAACAACACAGTGCTTACAAAGTTGGAAGCTCTTTATTTCCTTCGTGTTTCCAACCGAATAATTAAGCGAAGCGGCGGTTAAGTTAGCGCCAGATAGGTTCGCCTTTGTGAAATTTACAGCAAAAAAACTACCTTGGTGCATAAAAGCGTTCGACAAGTTTGCACCAGTCAAGTTTGAACCATAAAAATTTGCGTTATTAAAACTAGCAGACTCCAAGTCTGCCTCTTTAAGGTTTGAGTGGCGTATTCTAGCAAACCTTAAATTTCGCCCCTTAAAACTCAACCCTTTTAAGTTTGCACCTTCTAGCTCGGCTTGCTTGCCCTCTATGATGTTCCCTTTAAGCCAAAGCTCATGCTTGTCCAATATTTCTGTCAATTCTTCAAGTGTCATTCTTTCCCCCCTTGAATTACTCTAAGAGCAACCTTCCCCGTGCTTTTTAACCTTGACGCGCGGTCTATTCTCAGCATCTCATACATGAGATTATCGACAAGATCGGCGATGTAATGAAAATCTCTCTCACCAAGAACATAGCGTCCCTCGCTATGCGGCGTTGCTCTGTCCACAAATTCACCATTTATTTCAAGAAGCGCCTCGGCAATTTGGGCTGGCGTCATGGCACATGCTCCCCGTAGCAGTTGTCGTCATATTCAGAAACAAGCTTGTCAAGGTCTGACCTCGACCAGCCTTTCAGGCGCAGAAAGTCGCCGATGGTTAAATCAGGTAATTCTTTACACTCAACCTCATAATCATACCCGTCACATTCCCCTGTGACGCAATCTATTTCAGGGTTGACGGTTATTGTCACATCAACCTGGCTGATATGATCGTCTAATAATTTTGCCTCGGCTATACAATCCAGCACAGGCAATGAATTTGTCGGGCATACATCGCGCCCGGCATCGCAGCTACGCGCGTATATCCACGTCTCATAGACAAAACTTGCAATATCTTCTTCCGCATAAGCATACCAATTTCGCATGGTAATATCTCCTTTTTTCTCCTATCAGGAACATTGCATAAAGAATATCTGGTGTCAATAAAATTTACACTTTACCCCGTTGTTTTTGTTTGTTTCCATCCCTTGATAGGGTATTCAATATCACGCCCGCTCTCGGTGCCGATCCATACCCCCTTTGATTGGCTATACCGCGCCTGTGTCCGCACAATCTCATGATACCTGCCGACCCTGCGGTGGATAAAAACATCACATACAATACCGTGCTTTACCGGCTTACTTTTGGTGCGCAAGTTTTGAATCCTGCCGAATTCTTTTTTCACAGACTTAAGGGCGTTGGCCTCAAGCTGATCTAATATGCGGTTCATCTTCATCTGGTATGATGGCGTTTTGGCAAGAATCACCAAAGAACGCTTGACTGTTGATGTGATAGAATGTCTCTCATTGTTCAGGGCGTTCGATGTCTCAACGCTTGTGAATCCATATTGTTGGAAAAGCAAAATCCGCACCATATCACGCAGGTAATATGACAGGTGCGTCTTGTTATGGTGCAAAATCGAATCACGCTCCACATTCTCGACAGCACACACAGTGTCAATAATGTAGTCTATGGTCGGATAACGAAAAAACACCTCATATTTATCTTGTGTGACCGCCTCCAAAACCTTTATGGCCGCCTTGGCTTTTGCCTTGCGCTCTGTTTTTCTTCTTGTTTTTTCAATAAAAAGCGGGAACGGGCCATATACAGCCCGCGCCCAAGGCACTACATTGCCATCTGGTGTGCGTGTGCGGATTAAAGAGCCCTTATGCGCATAGCATATCTCTGCCCATTGTTTGGGGCTTTGCACTTCGATCATTGTTCTTTTCCCTCATGCCCTGGTGGTATGGCTGGTGATAATTCGATTGTTTTGAAAATGTGATCCCGATACTTCCTCCACCACTCTAATGCTTTCGCATCCATTTCCTTAATCGTCTCATCACTGAACCCTCGCCATTCTTCAATGGAGTGGCTCTTACAGCCTATCTGTAATCTGTCGGAGGTGTAGGTTATGGGGTAAGTACCCAGCTGAAGGCTTTTAATTTCACTCCCGTTCCCGATAGCGCCCCATAATTTGGCCCCTCTTAGATTGGCCCTGTACAGGTTGGTCCCCACCAGCTTAGCCTCCTCCAGGTTGGCCCCCACCAGATAGGCCCCTCTTAGATCGGCCCCTCTTAGATAGGCCCCCTTCAGATTGGCCCC